AATACGGGCTCGACTCGGGCTGACGTAGTACCCGCTGTCAAGAGAGTAGTCCAGACGTTGGTTACGAACTGCGAAATCTCAGGTACACACCTGACGATCACGCCGTCGTAGATCTGATCACCATCTTGGAAGATCGGGTTCTTGGAGACGCCACTGCCCTCACGGGGTCTGGCGTCTTTGTTGATAGTCTCAAGAGAGATCTTGAGATCGCGGAACGCGTTAGTTCCGGCGAAGGCGACGAAGTGCTCATACCCGTCCTCGGTCCTGTGGGGCCGAATACGAGGGTTCGCATTCATCGCGATCCGCTTCAGCAACGACAGATTCGTAGCGGTGAACTTGTCGTTGACAGTATCAATGGTCGCCAGCGCAGTCGCGTGGGTAGCATTAAAGTTTGACGTTGCTGCGCCGTAGAGCACCCGATCCGAGTTGTCCGCGTTCCAGGTGTTACGCTGGGCCGCGGTCGCAAGATCGTATTGGATGCCGTTAACTCTCACCCCACCCGAAGAGGCAGGAAGAGTCTCAGAGGGAAGGGCCATCAGCGCAGCGATCAGCTCGTCGCGTTGTAGTTCCTTGCCCCAGTCGCTCAGCAGAGGCTTGGCCTCACCGAAGATATCGGCCGAGTCCTTGTGCTGTTCGGACTTGATAGTAACGACGGCGTGACGTGCCCACTCGATGCGAACCCGCATCCCGTAGTTGTCGATCTTTTCCTCGTTACCTACCAGAGTCTCAGTAGCAACTCCCGCCCCAGTCAAGCGTGTGACCAGAGGGATATTCATGTCCTCGCCGCCCGACTTGAGTTCCTGCCTCATGCGGATGATTGCAGTGAGGCCGGTCCCCTGGTACGGAGAGAACATATTCTCGCGAACGAACTCCCGGTTGATCTCCTGAGTAAACCGGATGAGTTTGTTGTTGGTTTCGATAGTTGACACAGCCATAGCTGTATCCCCTCCTTAAAACTGTATGGTCGTGACCATTTCGGTCAGGACCATACTTATCGCTTGTCGCCCAACGCGTAGGCGAACAAACTTTCGTTGCTCAGGTCTCCAACAGACGCACCGGCGTTAGACGCTGCGGCCGTTGTCCTCGAGAGCGTTGGCGGTAGCCTAACTTCAGAAGGTTTGGTGGCAGCACTTCCGCGGACCTTTTCGAGTACTTTGGCCTGGAATTGAGGATCAGCCATTCTGGCTTCAAGCTGCCTCTCAAACCAAGCGTTCGGATCGTCGCCGACCGAGGCCAGCACAGACTGGCGCTTGTGCCACTGTACCACTGCATCGTATCGGTTGGGCGACTGAACTACTCGCTCGTAGTCAGCGGGGTCGAGACTCTCTGCCGCACGGGCCTGCAAGAAGGCCTGTTCGGCTTCCTCCACCTTGTCCTCACCGTGCCTTGCCGCAGCGACCATCTTGCCCATATACATCAAGTTTCGTCGAGTTTCCTCGGCGTAGGGCTGGAGGGTCCGCATTATCAGCTGTTGTGTCGCTGCGTCAGGATTATCGAAGAAGTCCGGCTGCTTTTGGTTTTGCTGGATATGAGCCGCGACCTCGTTCAGACGCGCTTCGAGCATCCGCGCGCGGTCTTCGGCCATTCTTCGAGCTTCGGCCTCCTCTCGGAGTCGCCAGGGCGGAATAGTGGGCTCCGCTGGCGGTTCGACTGGAGGTGGTGCAGGTGGTGGTTCCGGCTCCGGCTCGGACGCTGCCGGTTCTACCGGAGGCGGCTCGAGTGCCGCAGTTGCCGTGTCGAACAGCTCTTTATCGGATGGCTGTTCAAGAGTCTTTTCGTCTGCCATTCTCTCTTCCTCTCCGCCGTCTCGTCGCGGTCACGATACTGTAGGACTATCGTTCCTACGGACGTGTGCCATATCGTAGGCACTGACGTTATCGACGCTGGTAGTCTCCCGGCTTAAGCTGATCTATTCCTCCGCGCCGCTTCGGTGCCACGCTCGGTAGCTTTCCTCCGGGATCGGCCTCGGCGAATTCCTTGCCGACCTTCTTAGGGATACCAATAGTGCTCTTGCCTGCGGCTGCAGCGTGCATTGCGCGTCTCTGGGCCTCTGATACTGGGGGCATCACTTACCCTCCTTCTTCTGATGTGCTTGAAGGGCCTCAAGAATGGATCGCATCTCTGGATCAAGCGCTGCAGCAGCCCCGCCTCCGCCGCCCGCAAGACCAACGAGGATCGTGTCGATCTTCTCGTCCGGGAGAAACTGTCTCAGGATTTCACGGCGCCTCTCAAGCGCAGGACCAATAAGTCTCTTAGTTTCTTCTGTAGCACTCAAAGCCTTAACCACTTCCTCTTGGGGGAGACGTAGCAGCGCCTCTCTCGCCGAGGCCCCAAAATCGGGTCTCTTACCATATATATGAGACCCCATTATGTCGGCTTGATCCCACTTTACATCGCTAGGACTAGAACTGAAAGCTCTCTTTTCACCGAAAGGATTATAATCAAGAGCAGCTCCAAAATCTATTCTTGCAGGTTTACCTGCTGTCGGTACCAGCACATTATGCCCGTGCAGATCAGTATTTTTCAACCAAAGATCAGTTGCCATATGCTTACTAAGGTCCTTAGTAACGCTCTCTGGTACAGTGTAACTAGGATAGAGGTCTGCAAGAGTCTTGCCAGGAATGATCTTGCTGGCTATTGCAGGGTGCCCTTCTCTGACTGCCCTGTAAGTCTGCGGAACCGGAGCACCCGTCAAACCATACAGCTCTCGAGCTATACGCTCAGTCTGAACGTGTCCCTCTGGTCCCGACTTCAAGTAGAAATCCTCACCGGTTGGAGTACGATAAAGTCCACCCGGACTCACACCGCCTCGCGGTCCAACTTGTGTCCATCCAGCTGTGTCAATCTCCGGAACGAACTCTTTACTGTACTTTGGAGTATGTACAGCAGGCATCGCAGGTGCCGCCTCTAACGCCTTAGTTATATCGCCCTTAGATACGAGATATGGATCTGAAGGCGGTGCTCCAGGTCGCTTAGCACGTTGTAGTATCTCTTCCAACTCCCTTAGTCGATCTGTAAACGGCGGCCTAGCTGGCCCCGCGCCCAGAGCGCCCTTCGGCGCGCTTACTGCTGTTCCTCCCATAGGCATCATGCCCAATTCCAGTACCGGCTTCGGGTTATAGTCCCCGCCGAAGGCGGCTGACAGGGACTCTCGTTTCGCGTCCTCGATAGTCTGGGCCATTCCCTTAGCGGCTCCGATAGCCATCTGTCCGGGCACGCGCTGGGCTCGACCCACAGCTTTAGCGTACTGGGCCAGAAAATCAGTCCAGCTAGGAGCCTCTAGCTCTTCCAGTTTACTGGCCATCTACATCACGCGTGAATAGCGAACCCGAACACCTTCCAGCCCAGCAGGAAGAACAGCACGAACACTAGGAAGGTCATTCCCCCTATGTGCCGATCACCTTCCCAGGGCCGACCCCATCCCCAGAAGATCAGTGACAGGATCATGAGTAGCCAAAAGATAAATCCTATAGACATGTTACGCTCCATTTCCGTTGGTTTGAGCGGCAGGCTTCTGTGCCGCTTGTCGTAGACTCATTTGATGCTTTTCTTCGGCCTGTCGCAGGCCCATATCATTCTTGACCTGGTTCATCTGGAGGTCCTGTTGCGACTTCACCTGATTGGACTGCAGTTTGGCGAACTCTCCACTGATCTTGATCTGAGACAACTCGCGCTGGGACTGGACTTTGGCCGCAAGCTCTTGTTGCTTGAGGCCGTGTTCCTCGCGCTTCATCTGCATATCCATCTGCTTCTCTTGGAGCGCGCCCGGATCGCCCTGAGCAGTCTCCTGGGCCTTGGCGAGGTTCAGTTGGGTCTTGGACTTGGTTTCGTCCACCTTCGCGGCTTCACCCTGAAGGGTGATCTGTTTGCCCTGCTCTTGAACCGGATCAGGTTTGTTCAGGATAGCCAGCAGCTTGCGTTTCACACTCGCCTGGAGCGGCGATAGTTCGAGGAGGATCTGTGGAGGTATATTCGCGCCCTGCGCGGTCAAAGCGACCAACGTATCGTAGGCGTCTGCCATCATGTTAATCTCGTCCGGCCCCTCGTCCAGTATGAAGTTCACATCGAGCTGTCCGACCGCATTTATCATCCTGGGCATACCCGTGCGCGGGTCTATTCCGACCCCGTTCAGTGTTACCGTCTGCTCGATGCCCTCCACGTCAGTCACCCTGATCCAGCGCTCTGCGACCCAATAACGCTGGACGGCGTTCCATATAGCTCGATAGACACGGAGCTTCCAGTTCTTGACTCCGATAACGAAGGGACCGAGTTCGGCGATCCCCGCCTGTTGTAGCAGATTGATGGCTCGACCGGACTTGTATTCCAGTCCTTGACCAATGAGTGCAGGATTTGGTCCGAAGTTTTCAATCTCATTTTTGGCGTCCTCTAGAAACTTCAGTTGGCCCTCGACGTTCGCGATCCTCGCCGCGTCGTCGAACTCCATCTCGAAGCCCTTGTTGTAGATAACTATACCGTCTGGGCGAACTGCCTCACGACGAGCTACTTCCACGTCAGCAAAGGCCCCATCTTCGGCCTTGATCCGCCTTGACATCAGCTCGTGCAGACCCTTTGACCGCCGCTGATTGATCTCGTCCTGCGATGATCGCAAGTTGCGAATAAAGCCGTAGCGATCCCCATCGTGGTCTACAAAGGCCGAGAACATGATGAATTTGCAGATGGGCTCATTCTTCTCGTTGAAGAAGTATCCCTTGCCTTCACGCAGCTTGTGCGCGCCCGTGAACAGACACCAGCACCATCCACCCTTGTGGCGATACCAAATCTCGACCACTCGAATGCGCTTGTACTGAGGACTTACATCGAAGAACCGCTTTTCGCGGTCGGGATCAGAGGAGAGGTTCGATCCGCGCTGAAACGAGTTCTTGATTTCCTCTTCCATATCTGGGGCGAGGTCGATAGCATCGTCGATATCAAGCCACTTTCCCACGCCCATAAAGCGAGCATCGCTGAAGTCACGCTCATACGAGCGCGGGTCGTAGAAGAAACTGTCCGTTTGGACGTGAGCAAATCCGATGTCCATGTCTCCAGCGTCGCCGCGCTCGAGTATCATCTCAATCCCGCCCAGTCCATCCACGGCTCCGTTCTCGATGGCGCTGGGAAAGTGCTTCTCTCGCAGGTCGTTGTTCACGACGTAACGAACTGTATGCGTGGCTAGTTCCGCGGCTGTCTCGTCAGTGGTTCGCGGATTGGTCGGAAAGCCCTTCGGGTCCTGCTTGAGCTTCTCCATCAGCCCGACAATAGAGTCCACTTTTCGCGAGATACGATTATAGGTCACCACTGGTTGTCTGCGCTTGTTAAAGATTTCGACCTGGCCCGTAGTCCACTGTGCGCCGTGGCGGTACTGTCGAGCGTTCTTCTGCTCTTGGATTTCCTCCTGCTTGTCAGCCAGATAGTCCTCATACGCTTTGACGCACTTGCCATGCGACCAGTACTTGGCCTTGTCCTCATCAGCCGCATTCTCCTCGCGCGGCCGCTTCGCGCCAGGCATCAGGGGCGGGCTAATATCGCGTCTCTCTGCTTCGTAGGCCATTAGCGGCGTCCTATAACGTATCTGTGTGTTCTCTTACGCTTTCCGTAGTCCGAGGAGAGGTTTCTGCCGATTGGATAGGTGTAGAAGTCCGGCGGCGGCTCCGGCTCGGGCTCTGGGGGAACCGCAGCTGCAGCTATCGACCCAGAGATAGCCGCGTCGGATATTGCAACTGCGCCAATTCCAGCATCGTCCATCACAGTCACTCATCTTAGGCCTTCGGACTCTCAAGTATACCATCTATGATGTTCATCAGTTCCCGGCTGACAGTGCCAAATCGAAACTCTCTGGTCAGTTTGGTAAGCAGAGTGTAGTCACTGTCCTCGAACTTCAGTTCCGTAGTCTCTTCGTTGGCGGCCTCGGCCACATCGAGCACCCGCAAACGGTTCCGCATCTCCTCGAAAGTGACCCCCTTGTCGATCGGTTGCTTAGCCACTATCTTGATAACTTCGACAGTGTTAAGGCCAGGAAGTCCGTTCACGATCTTAACCAGTCTCATGTTCTCCTCCAACTTCTAGGTTACAGACGGCTTAAGGGTTTGCTTCTTCGAACTCTTCCTGATCGACAGCGCGGTGATAGTTGTTGGAATACTGCACGGCGATCTTCGTCGGCTCCAACAACTGATAGAGATCCCGCAAGATCTCGCCCGCCCGCTTGCCGTTTACCAGCGTCATGTTCGCGGTCGGGAT